AATGCTATATTAAAAGTGTTTCCTGTTGTTGCTGTAAAATTATGAACACCTTTTAAAAGTTCTGTTTTAAAAGAAGTACATAAAAAGTTTCCCGTAAAAGCCATTACATTCTCCTCACATATTCTGCTAGTTTAGGGTTTCCTGAGTCTTTAATTGCGTTATAAACAGTTGTTCTATCGCTTTTAATAGCTTGTCTCATGTATATTGCAATAATTTTTTCCATTTCATTACGATAAGCATGGGCTTGCTGTTTTATTGCAGGATGTGCGTTGTTTGAGATTCCTATAAGTTTATTTACACATCTTTTTGCTACTTCTTCAGGGGTTTGACCCCTGTTATCGGTTGTTTGTATGTCTACTTTAAAGTTATTTGGCATACCTAACGATTCAGTTAACATTATGTCCTCGCCTTTCTAATAGGTCCCATCGTATATTCATCTATCACTTCTTTTGCTTCTCCTAAATTCTTTAATCTACTTATAGCTTCTGCAAAACGACTGTTATACATATTCATTACGTCTGCATCACCTTTCATGTAAATATAACATTCTATTAAAGATCCGTAAAGTAAAGCTATCTCTGCATTGGTACTTAGCCAAGTTTCTGTTGTATCTGAAGTAAAAGAAACTAAAGAAGTTGAAGCCCCAGAACTACTGCCTGTAATGGTTTCCAGGGCAGTAAAACTATTCAAAGGCACAATAACTTCCATAGTAGTGCTAGAGGGTTTTGATGAAATAGTAGTGGTTGCTCCTGATGTACCACCTGTAATAGTTTCTCCAACCGTAAAAGAAGCACTACTGGTTACAGTAAAGGTAATAACACTGCTAGTAATACTTGCAGGTCGATAAAAATAACTTAAATCAACAGTATAACCACTATCGGGGGTAGGCGCTATAACAAAATTATCAACGTCAAATTGAGCATAATATTTAGGCACACCTGTTGTTGCAGGATTAGGTGTGTAGGATTGAACAAACTCTTTTTCTTTAAATTGTAAATAAGTGTAATTGCTACTATTTGTAATAGTTAACGAGTTTGGAGCTAAAAAGTCACTAGGACAAGCAAGATATTGATTACTTGTAGTCATAGTACCAGAAACATTTTTTTCAAAAACATTTAACTGTACGCTTTTTAATATTCGTTCTTCGGCAAGTTGAATAAAAGTGCTTAGATTATTTAAAAAACTAGTTTCTGTATTTTCTGTATAATCTTGAATAGAGGATCTTAAAGTAGTTAATGTAAAGCTCATGTTGTCACCGTTACTGATCCAACTCCTGATACTAATGCATCTGTTATTTCAATTTTAGAAGGCAATTCAGCTTTTGCACCACTAAAAATGTCGTTGGTTGTTTTTACTAAAAAAGGCGTATTTAAATCAGGGTTTTGTGGTCTAGCATCTTTTAAAGCTTGAGCATCTGAAACTGTTCTAAAAGGGCCTAATTGGGGCTGTTTAGGTTCATATTCATCTGGACCAACAAGTAAACCATTCCACTCTTTACGCATGTCGCGATATAAATACCGAAAACCAGATCTATCCGATATTGCGTAAGCGTGTTTTCCTCGTCCAAATTTAGCCATCAGCTAACCCTAAAATACTCAAACTGAGGTACAACCTTAAAAGAAGCTCTGTCTCTATCTTCTGTCATAGCTCTCTCAAACTCCTCTTCATAAACAGCTTTTAATAGTTGTGTTTTATTAGGCGCCCTTTTTATAGATATATAATAAGCAAGCCCTGCTGCTAAACACGGATAAAATCTAAAAGGCATATCTAATGTATTAACATAAGTATCTGCGTCATCCATACGGGTCAAAGCATCAAATAGGACAGTATCTGTTGAGTTTTCAGGGACAGGCCAAAGTTTTAAAACAGGTTGTATTTGTCTATCCAAGAAAAATTGGGAGGGTCTAGCCTCTGTTGTTTTAGTTGGTATGGCGAGGTAAGTATCTCTACTAATTCTGTCCAAAGAAAAATCTGTACCGTCCCTTCTTACCACAACAGATAAAACATCAATCACACCAGAATCTAAAGTATAATTACCTGTTCCTTTTGTTAAAGCTTGTGTGGATTGAGATATAGTCCATTGATTTAGCCCCCTGTTAGCCCATTCTGCTAACATAAGGTTTAAAGATCGTCTGGCTGATTTTAAGTCATAACCCGTTCTAACCTCTATACCACAACGCTCAAAAGCTTCTTCAATATATTCTGCAACGTCTAATTCAAAATTTGTGCTACCTGATACCGCCATTATTTTTCCTCTTCAACAGATTCCACATACATGTTATCAAAAATTTTATTTACGTCTAGTGTGTAATCTAAATCTGATTTTGAATAGTGTATATGGTGTGATGGTTTAAAATCAGGGGGTCCCTCGCCTGTTACCCACCAAGCAGGATGCGTGACTCGAACCCTATTGTTAGGTAAAGCGACTACATTACCAGTGTACTCATCCGCTTCTAACAACTGCAAAACATGACTTTGTTTATGTTGTGCGGGGTCGTCTGCTATTTCACTTTCAGCATAATCTACCGTAAACAAATATTTTGCAGGATAAAATTCACTTCCTATCTTAGCCATCCAAGGACAAGGTTGAGCCCTATTAATTTGATACACCGAATGATGATGGGAGGAACAATCCCAAGGTTGAGCTAAATAGGTAGGCATAGGTTCAGGCCAACCCTCAAAATCAAAGTCTCCTACTAAGGCCGTCAGTGGCATTCGTGCCCACATAGCACCTCCATGTACATTTTCCTCAGCGCCCTCCTCCAAGCCAGTAAATATAACTTGAAAGCTTAATGATCTACATGGCATGGTTGTAACTGCAACTGCCATAGCGTGTAAAAATTCACCATGATATTTTTCATGGTTATGCGTATATTCTCTACGCACCCAACATTTAAAATGTGGGATGTTACTTTGTAAGTAGGCCATAATTCGTCTCTTTTTTTATTTTTTATTTTTTATTTTTTTTAACAGTACCGCCTTTTGACATCATTTTCATTTTGTCTTTTTTAACAGTACCGCCTTTTGACATCATTTTAGGCTTATTATTTTTAATCATTCCACCTTTTGACATCATTTTGGGCATATTATTTTTAATCATTCCGCCCTTTGATTTCATCTTAATAGCACCACCTTTTGACTTCATCTTGGTAGTGCCACCTTTAGATTTCATTTTTTTAAAACCTGCGTTTCCTAGATTAACTCTTGATCCCACCATGATTAATATCCTTTTCTAACTTGCATAATTACAGTGTAGGTATCATTATTTGCATGACCCACCGTGGTAAACATAATGTCCCCCGTCACACCTGTTCCTGCATTATTCGTTAAGCCACCAAAATTGGTATAATCGTGATGACCACTTTGGTTTTCACCTAATTCAATACAAAAAACATCTGTATCAGCGTCAAATAAAATTTGAACCTTCATGCCATTACATTGCCACCATATTTTTTCTATAGTTGCACTTGTACAAGTATCTCCATCTGCACTTGTTGACAAAGCAGACACATCTACTTTTTTAACAGCAGATTCTCCTGAACCATCAGAAATGTTTGTAAACTTTAAAACGGCCTTATTAGGACCGTCTATAAGAGTTTGAGAGGTTACTGCGTCTGCCATACTTTACTCCTTTATCTCACCACGCAAAAGCATGGCTTTATATTCTGCGCTTCCCTTTGGGGGAAGCGCCTTTTTGGAGGAAGATTTAGTCTTGACCCAAGCTTCATTTTCTGGAGTGTTAGGATCGTCTGGTATAAATTTTCCAGATTTAGTTCTGGCTCTTTTTTTGTCAGCCATCTAACCCCCCATTACCTGTTTTGAGCTGCAAACATATAATCAATGTTCATTGATTTTGTGCCTGTTGCAGAACCCGAAAGTTCCATCGCTCCTAAAGCTAAATTTTCGTCATCTGGAATATTAGCAGTATGTGTGGCTACTAAATTTCTATTTACAAAAAATTCAACACTACCTGTGCCTTTAACATGAAATCCAAGTGTTACGGCTGTGCCACTTTCAATATCTACACCTGAATCAGTTGTAGTTGCAGTGCCATCTTTTTCAGTAACACAATCTATGTTACTGTCGCCATCGTCCACTTGAAATACGATTCTATCAGCAGCGGTAAGCATAGCTTCTGGGTTAGTTGCAAAGTTTACAGTCAAACCTATACAAATATCCATTGCATCACCTTCCGCATCAGTAGGTGTTATTTTTGTTTCAAACCAAACATCTCTAGTTGTTGCTACGGCAAATATTTCATTACCTTGAATAGATGCCCCATCATTGTCTGTGGTTGCTTGTGAACTTAAAGTTACAGCGCCATTAACAACATCTGCAGCGATTGCTGCTGAGGCTGAACTATCTTTAACAACTGTCCAGTCATTTGTATTATCTAAAGCTACCCCTGTAAAATCGTCCATATAAACAACATAGTCAGGGTTTCTATCTATGGGCAGGTTTTCAAACCATTTTTTTTGTCCGTCTTTACCTGCAAAGAGGATTGGTCCAGTAAAATGTACAGCCATTTAAAATCTCCTGTCGTGGCTAGTGTCAGCTTTTGCTGTCAGAAAGATTACAATTAAAAGGAGGGGATTATTCCCCTCCTAAAGTTTTTATTAAGCTCCTGGTGTTCCAAAAACACATCTCCAATCAGATACACCAAAGGAGTATCTTTCTCTAGCTTTAAATCGCATGTTAGAGGTATCAAAATCCCCTTCCATTGCTGTTTTAATAGCAGACCTATTAAAATATTTAAAGCCATTTGGAGCGTCCGTTTTAATAAAAAAAGCGTCAGTATCAGTTAAGAAATGATTTACTACCGCTCCCTCTGGAAGCATACCCATGCTCTTATTGGCATTGATGTCGTTGTCAGCAGTACCAGGGCGAAGATTAGAGTTAATAACTCTCTCCGAAATAAACTGAAGTTCTTTTGGAATAATCAGTTTCATACCACGTACAGCGATTTTCAAACCACGCTCATCCGTTAGACCCGCTATGTCAATAAGCATTTGCTCTAAAGAAGTCTCATTCAGATCGGCTGCTGTTGAAAGCAAGTTTCTCTGATTACCTGATATTGCAGGGTGAGAAGAAGAACAAAGAGCAGCCCCATCTCCTACTGGAGATGTTGTACTAAACGCATTGTTTAGAATAGCTGCGGCCTTTATTTGCTTAGTTTGTGACATGGATCTAGCCAAAGCTTTTGTGTATCTGGAAGCAAGACGATCATAAAGATTATCTTCAATAGCTTCTTCCGTAATACTAAAAGCAAGAGCAATAGTTTCATGGGTGTAACGTGCAGTAAAGGTTTCTTGAGCATCGTCAAAAGAGATGGCGGAGCCCTCTGCTTTGACAGGTGCAGTACCGAAACCAGAAAGCATTACTTCTTCTTCAAAGGCTCTGTCAGAAGCTTCTTCGTCGTAGATTTCTGCGTGTTCTGCATCGTAACGATCATACTCAAGACCAAATAAAGCATTAAGTCCAGGTTCAAGCTCTTTCGCTAGTTGTGCGCGAGATATAGCCATATTTTATACCCTCCTTATATGCCTGTCGAAGTCGCAGTGGTCTGCGAATCAAATCGACTGGTCGGTGCGTTAAAATGAGCATTAATACGAACAATTAGAGGAATACCCGCAGCAGTGAAATCACTGTTTGCATCATCATCCATTATTCCCACAATCCTCAACGGAAGTGTTGCTGTAACTGCAATTGAACTAACAGATAAAGCACCATTTGCTCTTCCCGTATCAGTTGAACCTGTACGAGCAGAAGTGCCTAAAGAAGCATTAGCAAAGACCGCAGTCAAAGCTGTTGCTCTATCGGTTAGTGTTGCGTCAGAAGCAACTTTAAACAACTGATTAGGATTATCAGCTACAAACGCTTTTACAGGGTGATTTGTATCGACGCTTACGCTTCCAGATCCAGGCCAGTAATTTAAAAATGTTGTTTTCTTTGTCGTTGAGTCAACGTACTCAACTCCCATCAGAACACCTAATGCCTGTGTAGTGCCACCGCTTGTAGCACCTGCTTGGTCAATTACCCCTGCTGAGGTTGGTACAACAATAGCACCATTGAACAAAGCATTAGTATTGTTAGAAGCAATCTCATACTGGGTTGTTCCAGTAGAGTTTGTAGCACTTCCAACAAGCCCGATAGGACGAAGACCAAAGGCTGTTTCTTGATTAGCCATGTTTTAGACCTCCTAAGTCCTAAAAGGCAGTCCTATTTTGGACCACCAAAAGTTACACGTGACTGACGATCAGGTTTATTAATCGTCATGGTTGAATGTTGATTTTCACGCATAAGATCCGCATCTACTGCTTCCATTTGATCGCTACTTTTTCTTCTAAAATAGTCTTCTCTCTCTTTCACAGTTTCCTCTGGTATCCTAGCTAAAATCAAACCACCTACGCCAAACACACCTTCATACTTACCTGAATTTACGATTGGAAGCTCAAAATCAGGATATTCGTCTGCTCTCACAGGTTCCCATCCTTCTCTTAGTCTTGCACTCATATTTTTTGAGTCATCAAAACCTCGGGCTTCCGTTCTAATCCAACGGTGTTTGAAACCAGTTGGAGCAGGCGGTGCATCTAACATAGAGGGAGGAGCCCACGGCTTACGCACTGCCGTTTTCTCTCTCGTTAAGTTCGCGCGAGAAGTCCTTTTAATTTCAGAATTATTAATATTATCGTTCATTTAAATTACTCCTTCACGTATTTCGCGTATTCTTCAAGTGGCACTCCCAACTTTTTTGCTATTGCAACTTGGCTAGGGGAGAGTCTAACCTTTCTATTTGTGCGTCCAGTAGTGCGTGAAACAGAAGCAACCGTTTGGACGGGCCGTTTACTTCCTCCGTTTAACCTTTGCGGAAAGTTTTCCGCCATTTGTCTATCAAGCTCATTATAGTACTCATTTGTCTGCGGGTCAAACCCTTCTTGCTCAACTAATTTTTTATGTATTCCAAAAGCAGCATACGTCATAGCTTCATCCTGACCAAACCATTCATTTTTGGTAGCCCATTGTTCGGCTTTTGGATCTGGTCTTCTTGGTTGTTGAGGGGCTTGTTGTTGCTGAACAGGTTGTTGAGCGACCATTTCCGCTTGCTTTCTTTGCCTTTCCTGTTGCATTTTTGCTTGATTAGCTCTGTCATTTTCAATAGCTAAGGCTGTAATCTTACGTTGCGCTTCTACAACAGCTTTTGAATCAGAAAGCTCCATTGCCTTTTCTAATTCCTTTTCAGCCTCCGCTATTTGAGATGCTACTCTAGTCGAATACTCAGAAACATAATGGTGATCTAAGCTGTTTAATCTATTTTTTATGTTGTCATTTTCACTTTTTACGTTTTGGGCATACTTAATAGCTTCTTGCTCTCTTCGTTCTGCCTCACGCATTTTTCGCGTCAATTTATCAATTCTTTTTTGTGTAGCACTCTCTGCTTTATCAAACTGATCTTCTCCTCCTTCCTCAGCTTGTGGCTCTAATGCTAATTCCTTCTGTTCAGGTTCTTTAACCTCAACCTCTGTATCATTCTGCTCTACTACATCTAAGGGGACTTTTTCTTCTATTTCTGCCATTTTTACTTCCTAAAAATTTAATATGTCTTCTGGATCTGCTATAGTTGATAGAATTTCATCATCGTTTAAAATCCTAACTTCACCGCCCTCTATAAAAAAGCGTGAACCTGCGTATCGGGCAAACATAACCCAATCTTTTTCTTTACACCAAGGACCTGTTGGAAACTTTTCTTTGTCTTTATAAGCCAAATCACCTACTTTAAGAACGTATCCAACCTGTGTAGAAACATTATGTTGATCTACAACTTGATCGGGCAACACTACACCGCCCTCTGTTTTTCCTTTACCTTTGTGTGGAAGTATTAATATTCGCCAACCTGTCGGCATAGGCATTTTATCTAATAGACTTTCGTTATTTTTAGTCATCGACTTGCTCCTGTTTATCTAGCAGGCTCTTGAGTTCCTGTTCAATATGCTCAAGGGTTTTTATACCCCCAATTATTTCTTTATAATGCTCCATATTTTTGACTTCACCAAAAAACAGTGCATCTTGAAATATGTGACGTTTTTCTTTTATAACACGAAAAATCGCCTCTGCAAGATAAATCTCAGTCATTCTTATAAAACCTTATATATTTATACAACAAGCTCGAAATGGACGGCGTCAATAAATGGTCGTCTTCCTTCTGAACGGCGTAAATCAATATAAGAGTTCATGGCTTCTTCCATCGTGCCTTCCCAATTTCTAATATCGGGTATATGCCACGCTGCACCCCATCGTAATCCTACGTTGTTGTTTCTAGCAGCTTGGGCCATTGCATCCGCAATATTGTCATACAAATTCAAAGCCCAAGACCCTTTCGATCCAACATAAGCCATGAGATCTACGGCATGTCCTGTGAGATGTTTCGATTTCATGGTTTTAGAAGCCCCCGATTCAAAAAGGGCTTTTTGTTCGGCCTCCGTTCTAAGGCCATAGTAAACTCCAAAATCCACTGAAGAGAAACCTATGGCATCTTGGGTGATATAAACTAAGTCGTCGTTAACACCTTTAAGTTTATCTAATGATCTTTGGGATAATTTAAAACTCATAATCGTTTCCTTTTTATTTTTCTTGGATGATATTTAATTCTTTCAACAGGCATTCTTCGTTGCCCCATATACCTTTGTTTATAACGTAAAATGGTAATTTTACCATTTTTTACAACTCCAGTACCTTGCAGTAAGTTTGCTTGGCGGGTCCGTGTCACACTTATGTCTTGCTCTAAAAGATTTACGACGATCTGGGTTACTCTTTTTTATTTTCATATTTGGATCGCCATACCTTATTAATTTTACTTGGTCCCCTTTTTTTGCTAAAACAGCAAATTTTTTATTCTTTCCAGGTGTTCTTTTGGGTTTGTTATACCCTGAAAACCTTTCACCCCTGTACGTTATAGACATAATATACTCCTAAGCACTTACAGAACCTTTGGTTTTTTTTCTACGATCAGCCATGATTACACCACAGCCCCTAGCAACAATACCTCCGTCTTTATAATTATTTTTAAACGGGCGTTTGGCTTTAGTATACTCTATTTCACCACCGTCTTTAGCAAATTTTACTTCTGCTTTTTTTGTGTTTTTAACGACGGTCTGCCCTTTTTTGCCTGCTGTTTTCTTTTTGCGGGCTGTTTTTGCTCTTTCTTCTTTAGAAAGACTTCTTGCTTTCGCCAAAGGAAGACACCTATCAGGATTTTTTTTATCTTTTGAAGTGCCGCAAGGACCTTTAATTTCACCATCTGTTCCTATCCTCACCCATTTTTGTTCAACCCATTTTTTTAACTCACCCATTATTGACCTTTCCTTTTACCGCCTTTTGCTTCTTTAGCATAGTTTGGATCTTTACAGTATTTAGAAGCGGCTAAATTAGCATAGGCCGAAGGGTAAGTAT